TCAATAACCTTTGAGATTTCATCAAAAGAAGAAGATTTAATCAGCTTAACTGATTTCATCATAGCTCCTTTAAGAATCTGCTTACGACAGAAGTCAATTGAACTATCTTTGATGTAAGGAGCGTTCTCAATTCTGTCTACCATTTTAACCGAGACATAGAACTTCAAAAGCTGCTCTTTCAGTGCTTTGCTATAGTTGTTGCATTCTGTTCTAATTCGTGATTCCATAATTTCATATGATGGATGAACTTTGTATTTTGATCGGTGATCCAAGAGTATCTTAATAAACACCCGAAGATATTCATAGTCCAAAAACTCTGTGTTTAGAACCTCTGAGATTTGATCGCAGAAAGGTCTGTCCGATAGCATAAGATGACAAAATTTTTCTTGAAAGGCTTTGCCAAACCTCTGAAATGTTTCTGATTGGTTGTTCATGTGTTCTCCGGTGTTATAAGTAATATAACAGATTAGTAAAAGTCTGTCAAGTTTTAATTTTTATAAAGTTATTTTTTTCATCACATTCATCAAAATATTGAATGAAGAGCCTACAATGCCGTCATAGTGGAGCTTTTTGGTTAATTCCAACTTCTCCATTTTGGGGTCAAACTCTTGCAAAGAAAAATTTATTTGTTTTTTGTGCATGTTGGAAATTGATGGACTATATAGCTGCATTATCTTGTAATTCTTCTCAACAAGCACAGAATGTTCTAAAATATTCTCGTGAACCTTAAGTAGTCTATCCAGACTCTCGCAGTGTTGCATTATGTCCTCAACTTCATACTGTTTTGATTCCTTAAGGAAGGTGAATTTAGATGCAACTGTTTTCAAGCCAACTCTTGGAACTCCCGGAAGATTGTCAGATTTGTCTCCAACTAAACTTCTCGCTAATGCGAAGTTTTTCGGGTGAATTGAGAACTTTTCTATCAAGGTAGGGTAATCTACCAACTCATCCTGAATCGGACGATATAGCTTGCAATCTTTGGAAATTAGCTGGAAAAAATCCTTATCTGAGGACACTATCACCTTTTCCCATTCTTCATATTTCTTGTGCTGAGCAACATAAGCTATTACGTCATCTGCTTCAACATAATCAATCATCGTTTGGATCACTGGAAGATCGTTAAGATACTCCATTAATCTGTACTGTTGATTGTATTTATTCTTGTCGGATTCTTCTGGTGAAAGATCAATAAGTCTTCTGTTGAAGCGAACAGGTTTTCTGCCTGCTTTGTAGTTCTTATCAATTTGCTTTCTCTTTTGTGAACCTCCTTCTCCATCCCAACAGACAATAATTTCGTCTGGTTGGAACATTCCACAAATCTTCTGCAGGGATTTCATGAAACCATAAGTTCCCCCGTTTGGTGCGCCGTGTTTGTCCATGGATGGCACCACAATGTATGATCGGAGGAACATATTTAAGCCGTCTATGATCATAACTCTTTTATTTTTTGAATTTTTCATTTATTTTCTCCTTATACTCTTTGATGTTTTGATATTTGGTTAGGGCGCCTCTAATTCCATTTTTGGAACAGCCATAAATCTCCGCCAACTTTCTTTGGGAATATTCACCAGTTAGATACAATCTTCTTATCTCTATTACTGTCTCTTTATCAAAAAGGGCACGAGGGTTATTCATTCCACTTCTACTTTCAGACATTTTTTGTTTTGCTTCTTCTGTGTGTGTTTTACCTTTATGTCCCGAAGGGCGACCCTTCATTGTTTGGCTTATTTTTGCCTTAACCGAATCCGGTGTTGGTGTTCCTTTGTTCCACGCTTTCCTCCCTTTTTGTGATTCAGACATTTTTTGTCTTGTTTCTTCCGACACTATCTTTCCCTTCGCAGATTCAGACATTTTTATTCTGGATTCTTTCGAGAATGTTCTACCTTTGAGTGCTTGGGACATTTTCATTTTGGTTTCTTCTGTGTGTTCTCTACCCCTTCGGGATTCCGACATTTTTCTCTTGGACTCTTCTGAGTGCTTAAAGCCCAAGGTATTGCCGGCTATTCTACAAGAATTGAAGCCTATGTTTTTGTTCCAAGGTCTCAAAGTATCAAGATAGTGCTGCTCTCTTTCCAAGAGCAATTTTGCCTCAACCTCTTCTATGAGGTCAAGGACAAAAGACTCTTCTCCATATTTATTCCAAGTTCTTTGTAGATACTGGGAATGGTGTTTGTTTCGCCTCAAATCGCTTCGGTGCTCGTTCCAGCGCTTTTCTATGGATACGCTGCTTCCTATGTAGATCTTGCTGTTTGATAAGCAAGTTATTTGATAAATTCCAGATTTCATTTTTGGTTCTCCTTACATTAGTAATTAGTGTGGAACCACAAAATAACCTCTTATTAATAACTTTCTTTTTCATTTATTCCTCCTTAGTTGTTTTTCTTTTATGTGAAGATAATCTAGATATTCTTCGTTCATCTTATCAAAATATTTTGTTTTTAATAATTTCTTGTGAGCTTTCGCCAACACATCCTTTTGAGCTATGTTTATTAAGAAATAGGGTGCATGACCTCTAGCATTAAAACCATCAATCTCAACGGCGTCATTGGGATTAAAGCAAATGCACTTTAAATTAGTATGCCCTGCTTTTCTAAGAGCTTTGTTTATAAAACTTTGATATTGAAAAGTGTCTTCTCCGGATATCTGTTCTTCTGTGATTTGAGCGAAAAGAGCGCTGTCGTATTTAGACTCAACGAGTTGCTCTACCATCTCAATGATGCTATGCTTTGTTGGATCAAAAACCTCAATCATCAATAGATCTTTATCAACTTCTGCTCCAACAAACGGACAGGTTGGCATTCCTCCATACTCTTCTCTGGGTTCTCGCAAAACACCAATAAACTTAGCGATTTTGCTTTTAAAATTTTTATACGGACACTCGCTCATTCTACCCTCCTATTTCATTAAAAACTGAACCAAGATCAACACACAGCATAATGAGAACGATATGATGTTCTTAAGTGTGAAAACCTCTTCTCCTAAAAAATACCAAGTCAATGGTATAAAAATTACATATCCTATTGCGAACGTTACAAATCTAATTGACCATAACGGCATAGACTCATAGAGCATAATTGTTGCATTTGCGAACATCAACGATACAATGGGTCCAGCTATAAAAGCAATCAAAACATAATTTGATTTAAATGGCTCTCCGATTATTCCTGAGTTTGATTGAAACCAAGCTATAATTTGTGCACAAAGGAAAATTATAATTGCTAATAATGCTTTCATTTATTCCTCCTCTATTTTTTTTAATGCCTCTTCTAATGCTTTTATTGCATCTTCAATGTCCTGTTTGTAGTCGTCAAGCGAAGTTGTCCAGTACCTTGCCCTCACTAGTTTTTTGTGTATGCTATCAATCAATAGCCATAATTTATCATTCTTCATTTGTCCTCCACATTTATAATATAACATAATCCCCGCCTTTGTCAAATAAAAAGATAAAAAAAATGCGGTAGTCTCAACCACAAGACTACCGCAACGGAGAAAACACGAAGATAACTAATCTTCACTCACACCAAAGTTTTTACCTTCTGAAACGAACTTCTTAACGATTTCTTCGTCCATAAGGTCTATTACTGTTTTTCGGAAATCCGGATCTTGCAATTTTGCTATCCATTGTTTTCCTTGAAATTTTGTTTCTTTCCCATCGGCATGTTCTAAAGCATACCAAGCACCGGAAAGTTTAAGCCTTTTTGTTCCCGAGGATTTGAGAGCAATAAGCCAAGATTCTTCATCTTGAATAGCTGCTTCACCAGACCAAAGGATCTTGAAGGTGCATTGACGCCCTTCTGTTCCAAAGCGGGACTTCTGTAGAGTACACTTAACCTCTGAGCCTATTCTAAGTCCTGTTTCATCTTTAACATAAGCTGCTTTGCTCTTACGCTTTGTGAGCCAAATTCTCATAGAAGAGAAGTACTCAATAGCTTTACCGCCGGGAGCAATCCATGGTTCAACCAAAGCCGCCATTGGATTATTAACATTAATGTTTGTCTTCAGCTGATTTATCAGAAGAAGAGTGTGTTGACCATCAGCCAAAGGAATCGTTAATTTGGGAAAAGCTTTTCCGAAAATTCTTGGTTTAACGGACATTGTAGATTGAGGATTGAAATCAGATTCAATTTCTTTCTCAGAGCTTGTTGCGGCGATGGAATCCCAGATAAAAAGAAACTTTGTGTCTTCATATGAATCCATAAGCATCTCAATGGTTTCTAGAACCTTCTCAACAGACACAGCTTGAATGTACATTAGATTCTCTGTATCAACACCAGCGTGTTCTAGGAAGTCTGGGTCAATAGCAGATTCAGCATCAAAGTAGACAGGGAATAAGCCCATTTTCTGAGCATTACCGGCTATTTGAGCGGCCATAAAGGATTTGCCGGAACCAGATAGTCCAGCGATTTCTGTTATCTTTCCAACAGGAATTCCGCCATATTTGCCTCGGACAATGATGGAGTCAAGCCATCGTGATCCTGTTGGAATCCATTCTTTTACAATTGTTGGGTTATTTTCGTTTAGGTTGTGAGCAACATTCAAGCCGGTCTTTTTATTTACCAGTTTCTGCATTGCTTTCAGGTCAATTTTTCCTGCTTTTGTCATGTGGTTTCTCCAATAAAATAGTGCCCCACCATTATTTTAATTCGCGGGGGGCATAACGAAATCCATCACTAACTTAGAAAGTCATTTAATTTCTTATCTACTGTACTGCCGTACTTAGCAGTTTCTGAGGAGGACATTTCGGAGGAGGAATCAGTAGATAGATAGTCATCCAAAATAGCTTGTATTTCTTCTGAGGACAGTCTATTGAATTGTGCTTCAATGTCAGGGACGCTATCTAAAAGAGCATCACAGTCAGCAATGGCATCGTCGCATAGTACGGAGGGACGGCGACGAGGTTTAAGTTGAGTCTTTGGGAAAGACCCGGGAGTTCCAGGAACAGTGTAATTCAATACAATATCGGTCCCAGATTCGGATGAAGTAATGTCGCCATAATCAGGGTCAAGAACATATCCAAGAAGTGTCTCATAAGCTGTTTTACCATAAGCCCAAATCTTTACACCGTCAGACTCAGAGCCTCGGATAAGAACAGGTGAATAGTATCGTTTACGAGCGAACAACTTCTTTGCAGCATTTTTAGTCTGATCGTCATTGTTATCAACTCCGTCTCTCCAGAGTTTGGACGCAAAGTCACAGATTGGGCAATGCTCGCCATAATTTTTCTTTGGACACATAATTCCAGGATTCTTTCCTACATTATAGTGGAAGTGGAACTCCTTGAACGGGTCTCCATCTTTGGTTGGAAGGATTCG